CTACAATTTTTAAATTAAATTTACATGCAGGATCTTTGCCTGCGCAATTTAAATAAGCTATGCCTTGTCCTCTTTTAGAAATATCTCCCATTATCTTCTTCCATCCGGTTGATAGTCTATTCTAAATGTACCTAGTTTCCAAAACTGACTTGTACTAGTATTATCTATTTTTAAAGATATTGATCTAGCTCTTGCTCGTGTGTCAATTTTTTGTGTACCACTTGTCACTGTAAAAGGACCAAGCGTTGAACTAGCTGCTGTATCATTTGGAAAATCTCTAAGGTTAAGTGTTATTCTTGCATCTCCTGTTTGAGATAAGAAGTCAGGTATCACTCTTCTTATTTTCATCATAAACTCACCATCACCACCAATTCCTTGTTGACCAATATCAAAATCTCCAGATTCAATTGATGCTGTAATAGAACTTGTTGCTCCTTCTTTAATTTGATCTAAACCTGTTTCATGTTCAAAATATGTTGAAGTGCCATCTGTATTACCAAAAATATAATTAGTATCTGTTGTAGCAGTCGTACCATCAGAATCATATTCTGTTGCATGTGGTTTACCAAATACAGCAGAATCTTGCCACGCGCTTCTTGCTAATGTACCAACAGTCCACACAGGTCTTTGAGGTGATGAATCTAAATAATTATAAGTTACAACTCTATTAACTGTGCCTGATCCAGAGTTTGGATAGAACCACATAATTTCGCCAAACAAATTATTTAATCCAACATTGATGTGTTGTTTAGGAATTGTATTAATATCATCAAATACAAAATCTTCAACTAAACATGGTAATGATTCTAGTTTACCTGTATATCTAAAGAAACCATTTTCTGACATCCAATAAGCAGCACCATCAACTTCAACCGCTGCGTTCTGTCCTATTAATCCACAGTTAGTACCAACTTGTTGGAATGAGAAAGTAAAAGGTGCACCTACAAATCTCATAATAAATAAAGCAGTATCAGTCCAAACATAAATTGCATCTCTACCTCTTATAGCTCCCATAATTTTTGATCCATCTGCAAGTCTTTGTGTACCTGCAGTATTTGTTGATGTTGGCGTGTATGTGTTAATATCTTCTTGTGACGAGAATCTTATAAACATTTCATCTTTTGTAGATTTAGTTCCAATAGTTGTTTCTGTTCCAAAAAATATTAAGTGTCTATCAGGTGTTGAAACTAAACTAAATGCCGATGCAGTTGGTGCATTAGTTATAATAGTTGCTCTTGTATCAGTTGCAGCTGTCGGATTTGAATTCCACTCAAAACTTTCACCACTATTAATAGTTGCAATAACTTTATTACCAAAGTTGTCTAATGACCATAAACCAGGTGCTGTTACAATATCACCTGATGCTGCAGCGTTCCATGAAAAATAATTAGATGCATCGGTTACTGTATCTCCACTTGAATGTATTGCTGCTGTTGTACCATTAGTACCTCGTGTTAAACCTGATAATGTTCCACCACTGTTTGTAGTGTATGTTATTAATTCATTATTAATTAAAACAGTTCCTGATGATGCAAATGATGAAGAACTAGCCATAGTTAATGATGTTACACTTGCATTAATTCCTGATGATAATGTTGAAGTAAACTGCCCTTGTTTAACACCTCCCCATGATCCAAGACCCCAACCTGTTGTTGCCACCTCAACGGCTGGTCCAACAGGATAATAATGTTTTACTCTAATACCACCAGATGTTGATGCTCCTGAACCAGTTTCGTTTGAGTCAACATCAATAGTTAATGGTGTGCTGATGAAAAAGTTAAAGTTACAACAGATGATCCATCAGTTGTACTAAAAGCAGAAGTTAAAGTTGTAGTAGCTTTAATTGGATGTATATCATAAAAAATACCTCCAGAAAAAGCGTATAATATTCTGTTTGTACCTAATGCTGCATATTTAATTCCTGATGAGTTTACAAAATGATGAATAGCAGTATTTCTACCTGTAATATCAACTGAACCTAATTGTGCCCAACCACCTATTTTTTCTGGTGAACCATATCTAAAACGAACATTATCACCATTAACCCACTGGCTCTCGCCACCAGTTGATGTAACTTGTTTATTAAATCCAGGTGCAAATTTTACTTTTTGTAACATAGTTTTTCTATGCCTATCGCTGTAAACTGTATTTTATTATAAAATCTTATCACTATTAGTCTCCTCTTTGGGCTCTATTTTTATAATCAGCTCTTGCAAGAACTAATGCAATAAAATCAGCTTTATTACTGGGTATTGCGTCAGTAAAACTATCATCGTTCATTAATTTAGCTGTCCATTCAGCTTGAAATCTTTTCCAAGAATTATTTATTTTTCCTGAAACTGCTAATTGAACCCAATCATTAATGTTCATCAAATCATGATTTAAAACATTTTGATCTGTGTCATTAATATTTACTGTTATTGTAAGTGTTGCCATTTATCCTCCTTTTTAATTTAATGTATTTTAGCTATAAATAATCTTCCATCTGTTCCAAGATCTACAGTTTTAGCATCACCATAAACTTGTACTACACAAGTTGCTGTATCATTTGCATCCATATCACAAATTGCAGCATAAACTTCTCCTCTACCATTACTATCTTGTATATCAGTTGTACCAGTAGAAAGTGAATGAGTTCTATTTCCAGTTACAACACTAAGATTATGATAAGTATGTCCTGAACCAAATCCACCATCTGCTAAAAAATGAAAATGAATTGCATAAACTCCATCTTGTGGAGCAGTAAAAGTTCCAGTTCCCTCATTCATATCAGATGTAACATCTACTCCAGCCGAATATAAAACTGTGTATGCTGTATTATCTCCTGTTACATTATTTTGATCAGTTTGATTACAAACTACATAAGGTTGTAATGGAAAAGTTATAGAATTATCAGAGTTAATTGTTTGTGCTGTTCCTGATGAAGAATTAGTTGCTATTCCAGCTACTCCACCACCAGCAGCATCTTCAAAAGCTGGAGGTGAACCAGCTCCAGTAGAAGTTAAAACTTGTCCGTCTGTTCCTGTTGCTATTGCTACTGGATTTCCAGAAGCATCATAACTAATAACATTTCCGTCTGTTCCACTAGCCATTTTTGCTAATGTAATTGCGTTATCTTGAATGTCAGCTGTTTCCACAGTGTTGTTAGGAAAAACAGGAACTGCTGTAAATGTGTGTACACCTGTTGTAGTGGCTGTTCCACTAATTTCAACATTACCATTAATATCTATTAAAGTTGAATTTAATTCTATTTCATCATCAGCATTAATATCTAAATCGCCATCAGCATCTGATCTAATATTAATAGCAGAATCTCTAAACTGAAGTTGCATATCAGTGTTAAGTAATAAACCATCGTTGTGAACATGAGTTAAAGTAACTTCTGCGTCAGCACCAAATTTAAGTACAGCAGCATCACTAAGAAGTGTTACATCATCACCTAAAATTACATCTTTAACTACAGACAATCCACCATCAGTTTGTAGTGAGCCATCAGTAGTGGAAGTTGCTTCAGTAGCATCATCTGTTTTTAAAATACCACCAAAAGTACCAGTTCCAGAACCTGCTAAGTTTCCAACTACATCAATTAAAGTAGCTGTAAGTTCTATTTCATCTGTTGCTGCAATATCTAATACTGTTGCACTTGCACCTTGTATAAATTGACTAGCATCATTAAAACATAATTTGTTTGTAGAGTTTAAAGTTAAACCTGTGCCGTCTGTGTGAGTTAAAGTTGTGTCTTGGTCATTTCCAAATTGAATTGTTGAACTATCTGCTAAAAATAAATCTGAAAATTCTTTTGATGCAGAACCTAAAGAAGTACCATCAGCACTTGTAGGAAGAATAGATGTTCCAAAAGTACCAGTATTTATAACTGGACTTGTTAAAGTTTTGTTTGTTAATGTATCTGTAGATACAAGAGATACTAAAGTTGAACTAGAACCTGCTGGTAAAGTTAAAGTATTTGTAACAGCAGCCGAGTGAGGTTGTGCAATAACTGTTTGCCCATGTGAATTAGATTCACAATTAAATACTATTGCTCCAGAATTTGTATTACCTCTTACAACAACTGTTCCAGTCCCATTAGGAGCTAGATCAATAGTTGCATTAGAAGTAGTAACAATATCCGAACCATTCATATCAAGGTTACCACCCAATTGAGGCGAAGTATCTTCTACTATATTTGATATTCCACTTGATGTAGCAAGTCCTGATACTAATGTTGATCTTGTAATTTTTTTAAGTCCACCACCTGAAGTATCTACAGCTACAAAAACATCATCTGCAGCAACTGTAGAAATTTCTGATAAACTACCTGCAGCTATTGAATTAAAATTTGTACCATCTGCAATTAATAAATTACCTGCAGTGTTTGTACCCATAGTAATATCATCACCTGATACTGTAAGGTCTCCTGATATAGTTAAATTACCACCAGATGATAAAGACATTTTTTCAGCAGCAGCTTCAGATGCTCCTGTTTTAAAACTTAATTTTGTAGCATTTGAAGAAGAACTAAAATCACCTTCTGAAACAGCTTCAATACCAGCTGCAACTAAAATTGCATCTGTTCCTGTGCCTTCATCTGGTGCTTGAAAATCTATTTTACCAATTACATCATTTGCTGCAATATCTGTTTCACCTGTTTGTAAAGTAAGTGATACTGGTTTATCGTCAGCGGTCGCAGTGTGTTTTAAAGTTAACCCTGTATCTGCAACGTGTGTAACAGTAATCTCACTGTCCGCACCAAAAGCAAGAACAGCGCTGTCTGAATCTAATTTTAAATCATTACTAACTAAAACAGCAGTAGAGGCAGTTAAATCAATTGTTGCTTCTCCAGCAATAGTCATAACACCATCTGAAGATTGATTAATAAAAGTTGCCGTATCTCCAAACGTTAATTTATTAGTTGAATTTAATGTTAGCCCTGTGCCATCTGTATGAGTTAAAGTTGTATCTTGATCTGCACCAAATTTAATAACTGAACTATCTGCTAAAAATAAATCTGAAAATTCTAAAGCTGCAGTTCCTAAAGTCATTCCATCTGCTGATGAAGGAGAAACAGCAGCTGCTGTTATTCTAACTCTATCCGTTCCACCGACTTTAATATCTATCTGGTCATCTGTATCTGCTGTAATACTTGTATCAGCATCAGCATCTAAAATTAATTCTTCTCCATTTAAATCATAGGCACCTACACCACCAATACTTGTGTCAACAACATCTGTACCATTAGCATATAAAATTTTTGTTCCTTTATCTGACGCTCCCCAAGTAACTCCAGTTTGACCATTAACTCTTACTGTAACTGTATATGCATTTGTACTTTGGTTATCTATAATCCAAACTTTTTCATTAGCTGGAACTTCAACAACTGCATTACCAGAGAGTGCACCTGTTAAAGCTATAACTGCGTGACGAGCAACATCACCTGTTGATCCATCTGTATAAGTTAAAGTTACCGTACCACCACTTGTTAAAGCTTGTGCTACATAACCGTTAATTGCTTCTTCTAAAATCTGTATATTGGTATTTGTTTTTGTTCCCCAAGTTCCGGCGTTTTCGCCAGTTGCCATTAAC